TTTCTATATTTTTTGATTCTTTTTCAAGTTTTAATAATGATAATTCCTCATTTATTAAGTTTTCTATATTTTTATTTGTTGATTCAAATATTATATTCAAATCATCTTTTTCTTTTTTATATTTAGTTTCTTCTGTTAATATTAACGATTTATAAGATAATGACTTAGCAGAATAATTATTTAATTCTATTTTTATTTGATTTATACTTTTCATATATATTACTTGAGATTTTGCATTTTGATTTATATTTTTTTCTAATTCTTTTATTTTATTTCGTATTCGTTCCAATTCAAGTTCTATTTCATATTCTATTTGTTTATTATTATATTTATTTTTTAATTTATCTTCAATCTCATCACGATTATATATATTTAATTTAACTAAATCTAATATTTCCTTTCTTTCTAATTCATTTGTTTTTTCTATATTTTCTGTTATTAATTTATTTTCAATCACACCAATTTTATCTAAAATAAATTTAGCTAATTTTTTTGATTTATATGACTCTTCTTCTTTTTGCGATAATTCTTTTTCTATTTCAATTATGTCTAAATTTAATTGTTTTTTATTATTTAAATTTAATTTAAGATTTTCATCCAATTCTCTTTTTAATTCTTTTTCTAATTGTATTTTTTCTATTTTATCCAATTCTTGCTTTTTTTTGAATTCTATTTCTTTATATATTTCTTTTATTTTTTCGTTTTGATAAATTATTTTTTTATCTATTCTTTCTTTTTTTGCATTTTCTATTGTTGCTAATATTCTCACTAATGAAGCTGCATTTGATGTATCAGTTACATTTTTTTGTAATTTTTTAATTTCTTGTGATGCATATGCTAATTTACCTTGTTCTTTTGAAGCACTTGCTAATTTTTTGGCCTGATTTGATAAATTTTCAAAATTAGTATTTAATTCAATTTTTCCATTTAAATCTAATTTATTTATTAATTTATCAATATCTTCCTCATGTATTTCTGGATCTTCATTATGTTTTAAATTACCCTGTATTGCATATTCTATTGCATTATCCATATCAAAAGTATTTTGAAAAAATTTATTAATTGATGATAAATCTATATTTTTTGTTTCTTCATTTTTATCTAATTCTTTTCCAAATTCATTTAAATCAAAAGTATTAAAATCAAAATTATCTAAATCTATATTTGCTAAGGTATTTATTGTAACAGATTGATTTGATTTTCCCAAATTACTTGTCTCTTGTGCCATTTCTGTAATTTCACTTGCTAATAAATTAGTTTTTTCTGCCGAATCACTAACACTAATAGATTCATTTTTTAATTTATTTAATGTGTTAATTTCTTTTTCTAATTTATTTTTTGAGATTCTTGTATCTATTATATTTTTTTCTAAATCTTTCTCTCTCTCTTTAATTGTTTTTTGTGCTGATACGATTTCTGCTGATTTTGTTTCTATATTTGAATCTATTAAATCAGATTTATCATGTGTTTCATCATTTACATATTTTAAATTAATTATTTCTGATTCGAGTTCGTTATTATTATTATCAACATTTTTAAATTCATTTTTAATATTTATTAAATGTTTCTCATTTTTTGATTGTGTTGTACTGTCTGATTGTGTTGTAGTGTCTGATTGTGTATTTTGTGATTGTGTTGCAGTGTCGGATTGTGTATTTTGTGATTGTGTTGCAGTGTCTGATTGTGTATTTTGTGATTGTGTTGTAGTGTTTGATTGTGTATTTTGTGATTGTGTTGTAGTGTCTGATTGTGTATTTTGTGATTGTGTTGCAGTGTCTGATTCTGTATTCTGCGATTGTGTTGAAGTATCCGATTCTGTATTTTGCGTTTGTGTTGAAGTATCTGATTCTGTATTTTGCGTTTGTGTTGAAGTTGAAGGTGTATTTTGCGATTGCGATGAAGTGTCTGATTGTGTTTTTTGTGATGAAACTTCCATATCTGAACCAGTCATATCCTTAAATAAGTTTTCCCATTGAGACATATCTATTTTTGATGCTTCATTTTCAAGATCACTAATAGATCCCATATTACCTAACATTGCAGCAAAATCCATAAATTTTTCAGTTTTATTAATTCTAATAAAACAACCTGTTATAAATAAAAATAATATAATACATAAAATATATATTATAGTATTATCTCTTCCTCCACCATTTTGTATTTGAATATTTTTATAAGATGGACTTACATTATTTAATATAATAGCTAATAATATAATTGTTAATATAACAGTAACAATTATACCAATATATATATAATTTTTATTAAAAATATTATTAGTTATATCATTTGTCACATCATTAGTTATAGTATCATATATATCTTCAGATATATTATCATTAATATCACTTGTTATATTATCATAAATATCACTTGTTATATTATCATAAATATCACTTGTTATATTATCAATATAGTCATCAATTTCATTTACAAAAATATCAGGTGGTTCAATAATAATTTTGTCAGGTGGAGATACAACATTTATTACATTATCATTATTAATATCAGGTTTATCATGTTTATTAATATTAATAGTTAAATTAATAAAAGAATTATAATTATTAGCAATAATACTAAAAAAGTTTTTTTTAAAAATTTTAACATAAATATTATCTTGTTTTAAATTATCAATTATATTATTAATAGTTTTAAATTTGTATAAATCATATAATTTAGATAAATGAATAGCATAGTTTTTTAATCTTGTGATTTGTTTTATAGTTGGATTTCTTTTATTTGTTAGACTTATAATGGGATCATTATTAATTAAATGTGAATGATATGTAATAATTGGTTTAATAAATTCAATAAAATTAGAAGTAATATTTTCATTTGAATTTATTTGAATAGAAGGATGATTATTATTAATAATAACAGTAAATGAAACATTTGTGTTAAAATCGTTATGAATAATAAAATTATCATTAGATATATAATATTTAGTAGGTATTACAAAATGATAAATATTTTTTTTATAATTTTTAATAAATGAATCTGATGAAATATAATAATAAAAATTTCTAATAAATTCTAATACAAAAAAATATTTATTATATTTATCATTAATAAAATTAGAAAGATTTAAATCACAAATTTTATTAATACTAATATCTTTAGTACTATTTATTTTAATTTTTTTTAAAAAAAAATCATTATTTGGATTACTTATATAATATTTATTATAATAATTAAATTTTTTTATAAAATCACCGTCATTGTAATTAATATTTTTAAAAATATTAGTTAAATTTTTTTGAGATATTAAATTAATAAACATATATTTTTCATAACGATAACCATTATGTTTAAAATAATTAATATGTTTAATATCATTATATTCTAAATCACTATCATTTACATAATTAGAATTTATTAAATAATTAATATTATGAAAACAATTATTGATAGAATTTATTTTTAACATAATACTGTTACTCTATAAATAATTAATATTTTATATAAAAAAAAAAATGATTATTAAAAAGTGCTTAAACGCATATCTAGTTATTTAAAACTAACCAATATATAAGAAACTAATAAAATAATGTCAATATATCCAGAACTCGCATATAGTGATCAGAAAATAGATATTCAAGATATTAAAGGTATTCAGTTTAGTGTATTAGGTCCTGATGAAATAATAAAAAGATCTGTTGTTGAAATCACAAAAACAGATACATATGCGGGTAGCGAACCGATAATTGGTGGTTTATTTGATTCTAGAATGGGAGTACTAGAACATAATAAAATTTGTTCTACATGCGAACAAAAAAATATATTTTGTCCTGGACATTTTGGACATATTAAATTAGCAAAACCTGTATTTCATGCAATGTTTTTTGATATAACAAAAAAAATTTTAAAATGCGTATGTTATAAATGTTCTAAATTATTAATATCAGAAAAATCAACAGATGAAAATATTAAAAATGACATAAAAAAAATATTATTAATTAAAAATAATCAAAAAAGATGGGATGCATTTTTCAAATTATCTACTAAAATTATCAATAATGCAAAATTTAGATTTTGTGGAGATGATGGTTCTATTGGATGTAATGCGAAACAACCTACAAAATATACAAAAGAAGGTTCAATGAAAATTATTGCTGAATGGAAAGCCATAAAGAAAAAAACAGATGAGATAAAAGATGGTATTCCAACTGTAGAGGAGGAGGATATAATACAAGAATTTACTGCAGAAGATGTATTAAGAATTTTTCAAAGAATAACAGAAGAGGAAATGGAATTAATGGGATTTAATCCAGAATGGAATAAACCTGAATGGATGATATGTAGTGTTTTACCTGTGCCTCCGCCTTCAGTGAGACCGAGTATTATAGAAGAAAATGGTCAAAGAAGAGAAGATGATTTAACACACAAATTGAGCGAAATAATAAAAATTAATAATAATATTAATGATAAAATTGCAAAAGGTACTCCTGAAGAAACAATTAAATTAATTACATTAGTTTTACAATATCATGTATTTACATTTATTGATAATCAGATACCTGGATTAGCGCCTTCTCAACAAAGAAACGGTAGAAAATTAAAATCAGTTTCTGATCGTATGAAAAAGAAGGAAGGTCGTATAAGAGGTAATTTAAATGGAAAACGAGTTGATCAATCATCCAGATCAGTTATTACACCTGATCCATATATTAGTATTGATGAATTAGGAGTACCAATAAAAATAGCAATAAATATAACATTTCCAGAAATAGTAAATGAATATAATATTGAACATTTAAAAACATTAATTTTAAATGGTCCTGATAAATGGCCCGGAGCAAAATTAATTAAAAAAAATAAAGAAACTATTACTATAAATTTAAAAAGTGCTAATTTAGAAAAATTATCTGATGAATTAAAATATGGTGATATTGTTCATAGACATTTATCTGACGGAGATCATATATTATTTAATCGTCAACCATCTTTACATAAAATGTCTATGATGTGTCATAAAGTTATTATCATGCCATATCAAACATTCAGATTAAATGTATTAGATACTCCACCATATAATGCAGATTTTGATGGAGATGAAATGAATTTACATTGTCCTCAAAGTATTCAAACAATGTCAGAACTAAAAGATATTGCCGCAGTACCATATATGATAATTGCACCACGAGATGGGAAACCAATTATAGAAATAGTTCAAGATACATTATTAGGATCTTTCCGATTAACAAAAGATAATGTAGAAATCAAAGATAAAACAATGGCAAACTTACAAATGATAAATAGTTATTTCCAAGGAGAATTAAAAAATCCTGATAAAAATTATAATTATACTGGTAAAGAAGCTTATTCGCAAATTTTACCACCTGGTTTAAATATAGAAAGAAAAAATAAAGCTGAAGATAAAGTTTCAATAAATGGTAGTAATTATACTGAAGATTCAGGTTCATTAGATAAAACTATATTTCATAGTAAATCATCTGGATTAATACCAATTATATATCATGATTATGGTCCATTTGAAACACAAAGATTTTTAGATAATACACAAAGATTAATATGTAGATGGTTATTAACATCGGGTTTCAGTGTGGGTATTAGTGATTTAGTAACAGATGTTCAAACAGAAATTAATCTTAAATCAAAAATCAAAGAAATGAAAGAAAAAGCATATTCTAAATTAGATGATATTAGAAGAGGATTAATTGAAAATAATAGTATATTTTCAAACAAAGAATATATAGAAAGAGAATTAATAGGTATTTTAAATGAAACTACAAATCAAGTTGGTAAAATTGGATTGAGTCAGATTGATGAAAGAACAAATAGAATGATTAATATGGTTAAGTGTGGTTCTAAGGGTAAGGAAACTAATGTAGCTCAAATGATAGCATGTGTAGGACAGCAAAATGTAGATGGTAAAAGAATTTCATATGGTTTTACAGATCGTACATTACCCCATTATACAAAATATGATGATGGTCCAGAAGCGCGTGGATTTGTAGAAAATAGTTTTATATCTGGATTAAGTCCTCAAGAAGTATTCTTTCATGCAATGGGTGGAAGAGAAGGTCTTATTGATACAGCAGTTAAAACATCTGAAACTGGATATATTCAAAGGCGATTAGTTAAAGCAATGGAAGATGCAAAAATTTATTATGATAATACTGTTCGTAATGCTGGTGGAACAATAATACAATACATATATGGAGAAGATGGTATGGATGGATGTAAAATAGAAAATCAATTTATTCCTTATATTGATATGGATATTATAATAATGGAAAATATCTATCATCTTAAAAAAACAGACAAATTATCATCATATCTAGTCACAAAAGCAAATAAAGAGATAAATGCTGAAACATATAAAAAATGTACTGAACATTATAATAAATTATTAGAAGATAAAGAATTCTTAATTAAAAAAGTATTTAAATATACAAAAAATAAAATAATCAATTTTCCAATTCCATTTGAAAGAATTATTAATAATGCACATAAAAATTTATCAAATATTGGAATTAAATCAATAAAAACAGATTTAACTCCTAAATATATACTTGATAACATTGATAAATTAATTGATACATTATTCATTAAAAAAGATCAAGGAACTAGATATTTTGAAATATTAGTTAGATTAAACTTAACACCTAAAAAATTAATTATGACATATCATTTTACTAAAGATATATTTGATAATATAATTTCATTAATTATACAATATTATAAAGAAGCTATAGCACAACCTAGTGAAATGGTTGGTATTGTTGCAGCACAAACAATTGGCGAAATGGGAACACAAATGACATTAGATTCATTTCATGTATCAGGAACAGCAGCAGCTGTAAAAGCAACAAGTGGCGTACCGCGTTTAAAAGAAATATTAAGTGCAACTAAAAAAACAAAAACACCAACATTATTAATTTATATGAAAAATGATATAGCTACGGTTAAAAATCCAATATTAAATGATGATGGATTAGAAACAGATGATATAAATATAGAAAAAGCAAAAAATACAGCAATTAATATTAAAAATTCTATAGAAATTACAAAATTACATGATATATTAGAATATAGCGAAATATACTGGGATAAAAATGAAGATCAATATTCAACAAATATTCAGAATGATAAAGGTTTATTAGATATATATAATGATTTCTCATTTACTAATTTATTAAATAGTACTTCTCCTTGGATTATCAGAATGAAATTTAATAAAGAAAAAATGAAATCATATGGTTTAAGAATGATAGATATTTTTACTAAATTAAATACAACATATGATAAATTTATTGAATGTGTATATAGTGATGATAATGCCGAAGAATGTATATTTAGAATTAAATTACAACCAAATGTTATTAAAGATATAGATTTTAACGATCAAATTGCTGCAATTAAAGCATTAGAACATAATATTGTATACCAGGTATTATTAAAGGGTTACAAAGGTATTAAAAAAGTATCATTAAATAAAAAGAAATATACAAAATATAATGATGAAACAAAATTATTTGATAATCTTGTTGAATGGGTATTAGATACTGATGGTACAAATTTAATTGAAATACTATCTAATCCTAATGTTGATAGTACTAGAACTATTTCAAATGATATTAGAGAAATTTGTGAAACATTAGGTATTGAAGCAGCTAGAACAGCACTATATCATGAATTAATAAATGTTACTAGCGAAGATGCTATGAATTATAGACATTTATCATTATTAATTGATACTATGACTTATAAAGGACAATTAATGTCAATTGATAGACATGGAATTAATAGAGGAGATATTGGTCCGTTAGCAAAATCTTCTTTTGAAGAAACTACTGATATGTTAATTAATGCTAGTATATTTGCCGAATATGATAATGTTAATGGTGTATCGGCAAATGTAATGTTAGGACAACAACCACCATGTGGTACTGGTGATAGTACTATAATATTAGATGAAGAACATATGATTGAATTAATGAAAGATATTAAAGATATTAAACGTGATAATTATCATGAAGATGATGTGGAAATTACAATGGATGATATAAATATATGTACTCCAAGTGATTTAGAATTCAATTATAAAATAAAAAATGATAAAAATAAATGTGTTACTTTTAAAGAAACAAAAATTATTATTAAAGATTAACATGGAACTCTTGTGTATTTTGTATTATTATTTTTTTTAAATATCATATTTATTTCTAATTCGTTTTTAACATCTTTTATATTTTTGTCCATAGCACCTGAATGACACATATTTTCTAATAATATCTCTTTTTTGTTTTTTTCTTTATCCTTATTAGAATAATTATTTATAATTTTTTCAAATGATTTTTCATTAGATAAATCTGGATTATTATTTTCATTATTTATACAACAACTATTAATTTTTTCAAAAAAATCAATAAAGAACATTTTATAAATTTTATAAATTATATATAAATCATTTTTTAAATTAAATAGTATTTTACTCAATCCCTTCTTATTTTACTATAATTTAAACTTTTTTTTAGTTATAAAATTAATAATTTAGAAAATATTTATGTCCAATTACGTTTTCCTAATCTATTATTGCATCTATAACACATCGGTCTTAAATTTGTAATAGAAGTTTCTCCATCGTTATATTCTGAAATAATATGTCCACAACTATAGTCATCTAAATATATTATATTTTTACAATTTTTATAAGGACATTTACCTTCCTTTTTATTACCGTATTCATTAATCCAAACTTCTTTTTTTAATTTTTTTGTAATTCTTTTCTTTTCTTTTTTAAATTTGTGACAAGGTTTAACATTTCTATTAATTAAATATTCGCAAAAATTATTATTTTTTAAAGTAAATATAATACCATTTTTAACGGAATCTTGTTCATCTTTATAAAAAATTTTTTCATTATTATTTATTAATTCCTTATATTTAATTAACCAATTATAAGTAAAATTTGCATTTTCAAAATCATTTTTCAATTCAGTAAAAGAATTGAATTTTAAAAAATAATTCAAATCTGCTAATTCACTTAAAAATTCAGTTATAGTTTTCCGATATGCTTCTTTTTTTTGTTTTTTTTCAAAATACATTGTATAATCCTTTTCTAAATATTCTACAAATTTATTATGTAAATTTTTACTAAAATCATCTAAAAATACATAACTAGAATTTTTATACGAATCTTTATTTAACTCATCGTATAATAAACGCATTTTATCTTCATCTTCAATTATATAACAACAAATATTTATAATATCATTATAATTAATCTCCACTAAATATTTTATTAATTCTATACGATGTTGTCCATCCATTATATATATATTATTTTCATTTGAAGGTATATAACATAAAACCAATTTATTTTTAAAATAAAAAAATTCTGGATTTTTCTTATATGAAAATAACATTTCATTTACCTTATCTAAATTTATATTACCTTGATATTTCGGTTTTTTAAAATTAAAATTATTTAACAAATTTATAAATTCGCAAAATGTATATTGATATTCTCTATATGTTTGTGTATTATATTTTAATAATTTATTTTTAAATATTTTATCTAAATAAATATATGACATATATATAATTTATATATTATTTTTAAATATTTTTTAAATTTTACAATTTAATTTCCAACTCGCACCCTTTTTGGTATCTGTTTGAATATTTGTTATATTATTGCGATATTGTTTATAATGTTTATTATTATTATACATATATATATTAATTATATTTTTTGTTGCTAAACAAGATAATTTAAAATCTATTTGTTGATTTATTGGTAATACATTTTCTAATAAATAATGTATTATATTACTATTTATAACATATGAATGCGTGCATAAAAATCTTTCTATTTTATATAAATCTGGTATATTATTAATTTTATGCATTTTTACTTTATTTTTATTTAATAATAAAATATGCCAATCATCTGGTAAATTATTTATACTTTCCATTATTAAATCACTCGTTATTTTATTATTAAATAATACATCATCTTCATAAACTATCCCATATTTTACATTATCATTTAATATCTTATACCATATTTTAATATGACTTAGATAACAACCAACAGCCCCTAGATTATTAAATTCATAATGATTATATCTAATCGGTAATAATAAATTATTATATCCTATATCACCTAATATTTTATTAGAAAATAGTGTATTTGCTATTAAATTTTTTTTATCAATAGCATTTACTATTTCATAATTAATATTTTTTAAATTATA